TGCGTAGTGCCTGAGATGATTTGGATAAAAAATAGAGATAGAACAGCTTCTTGGGCAGTATATAGTAAAACAATTGGCGCTCAAAAGAAACTTGATCTAGACGGTACTTCTGGTGCAAGTGCCAACGATAGTGCTTACTTTAATAATACAACGCCTACATCTTCAGTATTTACTGTGGGTAATTCTAATAGGGTAAATCAAGCAAATGAAAGTCATGTAGCTTACCTTTTCGCTACCGTAGCAGGTGTATCGAAGGTGGGAAGCGTCAGCCACACAAACGGCTCTACAACTAACGTAGATTGTGGCTTTAGTAGTGGTGCAAGATTTATACTTTTAAAACGCTATAATGATACAGGAAATTGGGTTGTGTTTGATTCAACTAGAGGAATTGTAGCAGGGAATGACCCCTATTTACTTTTAGATAAAAATGATGCTGAAGATAGTTATGGTGCGTCTGATGCAATTGATCCATTAAGTTCAGGTTTTACGATTACTGGTAATTTCTTCACTACTGGTGATTACATCTTCTACGCAATAGCATAACAATATGAGTGATATTAAATTGACACCAGAAGAGATAGAGACAATGCTAGACAACGCAGCTAGGCGTGGTGCTAAAGAGGCACTACGTTCTATTGGGCTACTTGATGATGATGCTGCCAGAGATATTATAGAGATGAGAAGTTTGCTAGAGGCATGGCGTGACACACGTAAGTCTGTCTGGTCAACTGTAGTTAAAGTAACCACTGTCGCACTGCTAACGTTTATTGCAGGTGCAGTGTGGATGACAATGGGAAAGTAAGGAATAAGATATGACAGTACAAGTTACAGACATATACGGTGACACTAGAGGATATGCGGATGAAGATGCTCGAAACGCTCAAGCTGCTGTGGATAGGGAAAAAGCTATTTTAGAAGCTGCTCAAACTGGTGACTACTCCAAGATAATGAATGCTAAAGACCGTTATGGTCAAACACTTGCAGGTAGGGGTGATGCAAGTACAAAGTTAAAAGAGCTTCAGTCTGCAGGTAATACTATACTTAAGAAGTATAATTCTTTACAAGGTACACGAACTGGTAATTACAGTGATGCTACTAGAGATGCTCCTATGATACTGGGAGGAGTAGAAACAAAAGGAAGTAGATATGACGATATTATTACTCAAGGTGATGGGGGGTATGCTGTTTATGACAGTCACACAGATGCTGAAGGTAATCAGTACCTAGCTGTATCAGGTAAAAACTCTAGCTTTATCCAGAAGATAGATATTGATGGTAACTCTAGTAGAGTAGCAACTCCACCTAAGAAAAAAGGAAAAAGAAATACTAATATAACTAGAGTTTTAGGTGCTTTTGAAAATTTAAAAGCAGGTATGTCTACTGATACTGTTGATGTTGATGATACTGTCGATGATATTGTTGATGATACTGTTGATGTTGATGATACTGTCGATGATACTGTTGATGATACTGTTGATGATACTATTGATGATATTATAGGAACTGACTTAGATGATGATGTTGCAGGTTCTGATTTTGTTTCAGTTATACCTAGTACAGATGTTCAGCAAGTAGGTGCAGGACAAGTGGCTACAGTTGATTCTAATATTCCACAGACTGTAGTACAGCAAGTAAGTCCTGTTAATTACCAGACAGGAACAGATACAACTGCACAAACACAGATACCTACAACAGGAACTTTTTCTGCTCCAGTTCAATCATCTGGTGTTTCTGCTGTACCATCACAAGTAACATATAAGTCTCATTATGCAGGTACTCCAGGTGCAGTTCCTCAATCACTGGTAACAACTCAACCAGGAGTAGGTCAGAGTATTACCACAGGTTACAGGACTGTATACTATGTCAATGATCTAGGACAACGTATTCCTGTTACTGAGTTTAATGGAAAAGCTACTACCTATGTTCCTCCAGGTTTCTACAAAGAGGGAACTAAGAAATCAGGAACAGATGTAACTGGTACAACTACTCCTGCTGCTGACACTACAACAACAGCAGCAAATACTGCTACAGGAACAACAAATACTAACACAGCAGGTACAACCGCTTCTGCAGTTATGGGCGGTTCTCAGGGTGGTGTTGTTCAAGGGTTTCAGACTGGTGGTTTGACTGCTGAACAATTTAAAGGTATGCAGCAGGGTCTTGTCTCTCAGACAATGCAACCTATACAAGCTCCTACTTCTATGGTAATGCCTACCGCTGCTGAGTTTATGCCAGTAGATGCAGGTCAGGTTACACCCATAGCTCCATTTGCAGAAGTTGCTACAACTGGCACTGCTGAAGTAACTAAACTACCAACAGCAATGTCAGCAGATCAAGCTACTCCTGTTGCAACATTTACAGACGTTAAAAAACAAACACAAGATTTACTTCCTCAACAAACAGCAGCACCTTCTCAGGCTGTTACAGGTCAAACACAGGACACAACTGCTGTTAGTGGCGTTCAGGCTGCACAGGGTCAAGCTCAAACTGTACAACAGGTAGCAGGTGGTCAAGCACCTGTTCGTACTTTACAGACAGGACCACAGGGAGAGGTTATTACTGGTACTGGTGTAGACCAAGCACAAGTTGGTCAAGCATTTGGAACAGGACAGGTACAGGCTGCTTCAATACAAGATGAACTAACAGGTCTTATGCAACAGTTTGAGGGTGGTAACACACCTGCATGGGCTGCAGGATCTATGCGTAGAGCCACTGCAATAATGGCAGAGAGAGGTCTTGGTGCTTCATCTCTCGCAGGACAGGCTATCATACAGGCAGCTATGGAAGCAGCATTACCTATCGCACAAATTGATGCAGGTAACAAACAACAGATGGCTATGTTGAAAGCTGAACAAAGATCTAGATTCATGCAAATGGATTTTGATCAAGCCTTTCAAGCTAAAGTACAAAATGCAGCCAGAGTATCTGAGATTGCTAACATAAACTTTAGTGCTGAACAACAGGTTGCTCTGGAAAATTCAAGGGCTGCTAACACAATGGAGTTGAGTAATCTCAGTAACCGACAAGCTGTAGTCCTGGCTGAAGCGGCCCAGTTATCTTCACTAGAAACACAAGGGTTAAGTAATCTACAACAAGCACAGGTAGCTAACGCTCAGAACTTCTTACAGCTAGACATGGCTAACCTGTCCAATAAACAACAGACTGCTATCTTTAAAGCACAACAAAATATATCATCGTTGTTTACTGACGCTGCTGCTGAGAATGCCGCAGAGCAGTTTAACGCTACAAGCACCAACCAAACTGCTCAGTTTTTTGCTAACTTAAATTCTCAGTCTCAGCAGTTTAATGCTACCCAGATAAATGCTATGGATCAGTTTAACGTAAACAGTGTTAATGCTTTACGTGAATTTAATTCTGGGTTACAACAACAACGTGATTTATTTAACGCACAAAATGGTTTAGTCATTGCACAAGCAAACGCTAAATGGAGACAGAACATAGCTACTCTTAACACTGCCACACAGAACCAAAGCAACATGGATTTTGCACAAACTATGAATGCTTTGACTGGTAAAAACTTAGATGAACTTTGGCAGAAAGAAAGGGACTTGATGGATTATACTTTTAAGTCTTCAGAGAATGGTAAGGACAGAGCACTTAATATTCTTCTAGCTGATAAACAGTTAGAGGCTGTTAGGATGGAGTTGGAGTCTGAAGAGGATGCGGCAAAAGGATCTTTATGGACTAAAATATTCTTTGGCGATAGCTTTGGCGGTATTTTTAATTAGTGGAGCAGAGATGTATAATAAAGATAGAATATTAAGTTACAGTGGTGCTTTCAGTATGCCTACTAAAACCAGTGGAGATCTTATATCTTCTCAGTTAAGTGGTATTGTCAGAAAAAGACCTAAGAAAAAACCTGAGACTACTCCTGAAAGAGAGAAGTATAGACCAGGTGACTACACAATCTTTCAACAAGAGTTAGTTGATCAGGCTTTAGAACTTAGACCAGAGACAAAACCCTTTGAACTTCGTGGTGAAGATAGTGTTAATGATTTTATATCTAGACTAATACAGGCTGAAAGTTCTGGTAGAAAAAGTATAGTAACAAAACAAGATGGTAAAAAGTATACAGGTCTTGGTCAGTTTGGTGAGGCTAGAATAAAAGATTATAAGAAAGCAACTGGTAAAGACTTTAGCATGAGTGATTTTAGAGATAGTAAAAAGATTCAAATAGATGTTATGAAGTGGCACGTATCTGACATCGATAAAAATATTGCAAAACTTGGTGACAAAGCAAAGGGATTTGACAAAGATGGTCTTCGTGCTGTAGCCCATCTTGGTGGTATAACAGGTATGAAAAAGTTTATCAGCACAAACATGAAGTATAATCCAGAGGACTCTAACCAGACCAGTCTAAAAGATTATTATAACAAGTTCTCTTTTAGCTCTAAAGATGAGACAGTAAGGGGAGAAGTATAATGGCTTTACTAGATGCACCTGTTCCTGGTCAGTCTTTAACAGCAGCACCACGTAACCCACCTTATGAAAGACCACCTGAATTATCTGATCCTGATGAAGCACTTATGGTTCATTTGAGTAGATTAAACGATCCAGAAAGAATGGAAGGTATAGTTTATTTAGTTGATAAAGGTGTAGACGTAAGAACTATTACTGAGGGTATACTTAGGAGTGCAGTTATGGAGGGTATACATAGTATAGATGTAAGCCTTGTTGTTGCTCCTGTGATACACGAATTTATTGCAAGTACACTAGACGCTGTAGAAGTAGAATACGATCACGGCTTTGATGATAAAGAAGGTGAGTCTGAGTTGAGATATTCTCAGAATGTTAACTTAGCTAAAAAAGTTTTATCAGGTGAACAGGAATTAAGTGACTCAGTAGATGAGCCAGAAGTAGAAGAACAAATAGAAATGGATCTGGAAGAACCTAAACCAGAACCCAAAGGACTAATGGCGAGGGCATAGGTATGGGATTTTTTGCAGGTGTGGTAGAAGAATTAGGACGTATGGAAGACAGGAAAGAACGTAATGATATGTTCATGCTTGATCTTCTAGAGAAACGTAAAGCAACTGTTATACCTATCTTACTTGAGAGGATAGAGAGAAACAAAGCTGAAAGAAAAGAAATATCTGGTAGACTTTCTAAAGCTATAGGTTTTGGAATAACAAAAGAAGCTGCTGCAGTTCTTGAGTCTAGTGGTTCTCTTGCTAGAATCCTTGTACCTCTTGAAAAAGTTCAGCAGTCTGATGATCCTGATAAGAAAATAAATGAAGCAGGAATAAGGAGATTAAGTGAGGTAGTACTACAGAATTTATCTGTAGATAAAATTGCTTCAGCTATGGAGTACGCATTTGATCTAGGTTTTGCGGAAGACCCAAGCTCTGATAAATTAGTTGAAGCTATATATGCTAACACTCAAGAAGAATTTGAGGGGGCTATCGCTCCTCTGATGGATTCAGCTAGTACAGGAGGTCTTACTGCTCCTAGTATAAGATCTTTCGATATAAATAAAAGAGCTTTAATAGCCTACGATCCTGCGGATCTGAAAGCAGCTAGAGAAGTTATACAAAATAATTTAATGAGCCAGTTAGAAACAACAACTAATGAGGCAACTGGTCAGTTACAATTTACTCACCCAGACGCTTCTGGTGAAATATTAAATAACGCAGTAAATTATTATGTAGAAGAGATGTCTGACCCATTAAAGTCAAGAAGTGGGGCTGAAGTTATTAAGGATATTTATGAAAGAGTAGATGCTTTGACCGAAGATCCAAGCATAGACTTGAGGGATATTGCAGAGAGCTATAAAACATTTAAAATTCCTCCTCCGTTTCAGGGACCAATGCCTTTATCTCCTGACAATGTTGAAGAAACAATTATTAATGAAGAGTATAATCAATAATGAGTACTTACGTACAAAAAGCACCTGACTCTAGTTTTATTAATCTTGTTGAGGATGATAACTTTAAAAGAGACTTAGTTAGTTTCTTTAGTGGTGGTAGGTATAAGTATACCAAAGATGAAATGAGAGAAATGGGTTTTGAAAATCTAACTAAAGATTTTATAGAACACATGAGAGCACAATCAGTCAACGAAGTTACTGCCACAAAAGATTTAAACTATGTTCGCAACAAAGACTTTAGCTACAAAGGTAAACAAGCTTTCGGTAGGCTGACTCAGGCGTGGGACAATTCTAAAGAAGCAGGTACAGGTTTCTTTGATGGTCTTGGAGACTTTGCAGAGGGTGTGGTTACAGCACCATCTACTTACTTGGGCTTTGCTAGTTTTGGTCTTGGAAAAGTAGGAGCTAAAGTAGCATCTAAGGGTGTTCAGTTAGCTGTCAGAGCAGGTCTGAAAGAAACTCTAAAGAAGAATGTAGTTAAGTCATCTATCGCAAGACAGTCCTTAAAAGAAGGGGCTATAGGTACAGGTACTGGTGCTGCTGTCTCTGGGTTTCAGGGTAAACAGCAGGGTGAAACTAGGGAAGAGCTTGGGGTAGGTCCAGAGTACACAACAAAAGATTTAATCTTTGACTCTACTGTGGGCGCTGTGACTGAAGGAACTTTTGGTGCAGCTACAGGTTATATCTCTGGTGTTGTAGGTAGAGGTAAAGCTAAAAAAGTAGCCGATGTAATGTTGGAGAGAAACACTACATTTAAGAAGCAAGCAGAAGAGGCTGCTAAAAAATCTCTTAAAACTATAGAAGATGCTTCAGACGCTGAGAAGAAACAAGCTATGAATATTGTAGCTGATATAGAAGATATACTGTCTGCTCGTGCAGGAGTAAAAGGTGCTAAGATAAAAGGTAGGTTAGACCCTGAACGTGTAGCCAAGGGCAGAGCTATCCTTAACTCAATGTCAGATCCAAAGGCAAACCCAGAGTTTAGTTCTGGTCTTTCAGCACAAACAATGAGAGGTATTGCTGCTGCTAGTGTAGATCTCATGAGAGAGTTGAAGCTAGACACTAAGGGTGGTGACATCAGAATTACTCAGGCCATAGCCAACAAGATGAGAGATGGAGATTCTCAAAAAGTATTTACGATACTCAAGAAGGTAAAGGATGAGTATGGTCTTTCCAAAGATGAGTTCTCTATGATCTACTTATCTGAGGTATCAAGAGCAGGTCAGACTCTAGGATTTCAGAGTGCTATAAAACGTGGTGCTAAGATAGATATGGATAAAGCATCTAATATAGATGTTTTATTTTCTAAGGGTGCTTCATCTATCAGTAGTCAAGACGCACAGGAGATAGCTGCAGCAGCAGTCAGAAACTCTAAAGGTGGTATTGGTTACAAGTTATTGCAAGACTTAGACACCATGAGAATATCTTTCATGACTTCTCAACCTGCTACTACAATGCGTAACTTGACCAACGTAGGTATCCTTATTGGAACAGATATGGTAGACCAGGTTAACAAGGCTATCTACAAAGGGATTACTGGTGACGCATCTCAAATAAAAACTTTTATACCTAACATGACAGCAGTTGTCAGAGGTCTTTCTTTTAACAACACAGAGGCTAAATTACTACGTCAAATTATGTTAGAGGAAATGCCAGAACAATCCATGCGCTTGTACAACCAAGCGATGAGACTTGAAGTTGGTATGGAAAGCAGTGGAGTTTTAGCCAGAGTAGGTAGGTTTGTAAACATGGCTAACACTCTTTCTGATTCTGTTTTTAAAGAGGGTATCTTCTACGGAAATCTAGAGAGACAGTTCAGAGATAAAGGTATGTCGATGTCTGACTGGTTAAGAACTAACACTAAGTTAGAAGACCTACCAGAAGGAATAGATCTGAACCTTGCTGTCGATGACGCAAACAGACTTACCATGCAGAGAGACTTCAGGGGTGCTGACTCTGTACTAGCGAGTACTACGAGAGGCTTAGTAAACTTAAATAGAAAAGTACCATTCTTGGTATCAACAGCAGCAGGTATCCCCTTTCCAAGGTATTTAGGAAACCATTTACAAACGGTATCTGATTATGCCCCTATCCTTGGAGAGATGTTACACAGATCAGGTTTAACTGAAGGTGCTAAAGATGATGCCACTAGGTATGCACGTCAAGCCACTGGGACTATGATGTTGTTTGCAGGGTATCAGATAGCAAAAGATAGAGATGGTGAAGTTGACTACGGATCTATAAAGAATGAGCTAGGATCACAAGAGGATCTCAAACCTTTACTTGGTGCTGCCATGTTTCATATGTATCTAGGTGATCAAGCGTGGAGAAAAGAGAATGGTCTTCCTACTTCTTTTGATAACACAGATCAGCTAAAGAGAGATCTACAGGATGTTCTTGGTGGTATACCAGAATTTTCTTTTGATCTTGGTATTCCTGTTGCAATACTAGATGCTGCAGCAAAACAAAAAATAACACCAGACTTAGAGAAAAAAATTGGAGATTTCTTAGCTACATTTACAATGCCAGGTGCGATAGCAAGAGACTTGATAGGACAAGCAGACTATGATCAAGCAGGTAATCCTTACACCAGAGAACTAGCACTCACAGATGATGTTAAGTTAGACTACAGTGGTGCTGAGATGACTAACAGAGCACTGAGGATGTTGCCTGATGTAAGATCCACGCAGTACCTACAGTCTTTCAATGATGAAACAGACATTTCTTACTATGACTTTGACAACCCTGTAGCTAGAGGTAAAGTAAACCCTGCTCTAAAACAGATTACTGGTAGAACAGCAGAGCCGCCACTAACATCACTACAAAAAGAAATGTCTAGGTACAATCTAAAGAACTGGCAGATATATGGAAGCACTGCAACAAAGAGTGCTAACGTTGATCTTGTGTTGAGGGAGAGACTAGCTAAGTCAATGTATAAAGACTTTGAAAACTGGAAGTCTAAAGCACCTGCTTCAAAGAAGTATGGAGAGATGACTTACGATGAGATTGTAGCCAGTGATAGTATCTCTAACTTAGATAAAGCTAATCTTCTTGAGGGTTGGATTAGAAAGAAAATAAGAAAAGAAAAGGAACAAGTCGAATCTTTGTTTGATTCTTTTGTAGCAGAGAGTCCAGTAAAAGCTAGAGGATATATTAGAAACAACTACATAATTTATTCTAAAGATAAAAAGGGAAAACAAAACCTAAACACTGCTGCCCAAACTCTTGGGTTCAAAACAGCAGATGAATACTTGGCTGAGTCTGATACCATATCAGATGAACTAACAAGAAGAATGAAACTTCTAGCCATAGTTCCAAACATAAGAGAGAACGAACCTTATGACTAAAAAGAAACCCCCAGAAATTAACTGGGGGTTTTTTAGTTTGCTATTTGTTTTTAGTCTTTTTATATTCTATCATTTTATCTGAGTAAGAGAAGGCTTCTTCAACTATCTCCTCAGACCTTTTATACTTACCAGAAGCAAGGAGTCCTGACAAGGCATGACCTGCAAAGAAATCGTCAGTCTCTACCTTTATCTGAGTAGTATCTTTACCTGATACAAACTCTTGGGCTTCCTGCTCAAGGGTTTTTTTATTATCTTTACTAGTCATTTATGTTTTTCTTTTAGTGACTCTAACATCCTGGCAAGATACCACTGAGCTTTCTCCATATCTTCTACAGGATTAGTTTTATATCTGTAACGATGCTGATACTTTATCATGTTACCATGACAGTAATCTATAAAGCCATCAAGACCAAGGACTTGTTTGATGTAGTCAATACATTCTATACCACCGTCTGCGTGATTGTAGTGGAAAGGTTTATCGACTGGATTAAATTTAGAACTCATTTCTTTCCTTCCTGCTAAGTCTATTATATCTGAAACGCTATACCTGTTGCACTCTCCACAGTGACCATCATCATCAAGAAGAAAACCGCAGTCTTTACATTTCATACCGTTACTAGCTCTGCTTCTTCATAAGGAATATGATAGAACGTTTCAGACTTATGTACTCTAGCAAAGTCTGGTCTATGGTTAACGTCATCAGTCATCTGAGTTGCTTTAATTTTCCAAGCCTTATCATACTCGAAGTTAAAAACGTAAAAGAAAAGATTATCTATTTGATCTTTATATTTTTCTATTAGTCTTTTCTTTCTTCCTGGTATCCTGACTTCTCTCCAGAAGGGAGGCCAATTACTATCAGGAAGAACATCATAGTTTTTTTCTTTTAAATAGTCTTGACCCCACTGTGCCTTACGTTCTGCTTCATGATAATAAGTAACCCCATCCTTTGTAGAAACTACATCAGCGTAGTAATCTTCTTTAGAAGAAACTATCTCATGACCTTCAGACAATAAGATCTTTATTAAGGCTTGTTTAGAAGGTGTGTCTACCTTGTCATAAACATCCTTTTGAAATGGTCTAACGTAAGGTTTCATATTATGCTCCTATATCTACTACCTCGCAGACATCACCAGTACAAGCCATTGTTTGACTTGACGTAGTAGTGTCCTCTTTTTCATACTCGCTGAGTCTAGACCAGTCAATAGTTTTTGGCATAGTAGTTAAAATATTTTTGTATTCTTCTTTGTCTATCTCCTGATATGGAGCTTGTTGATAAGTGTGTTCGTTGTAGGGTAAGAAAGATACGCCACTCATTTCATCGAAGTGTTCGTACACAAATGTTCCAACTTCAAACCATTCATCTTTCTTGACGTTGATTGTCACACTAGGTTTGTGTTCTGACCAGTGCCTCTGATACATCAACCACATTTTAAGTTGATCAACAGCAGACAAGTCAGATGTAACTACAGCCTTGTTAGGAGCCTTTACAGGAAAAGAGAACACAGTTGTTTGGTCTGGTTTAAATACATCAGGCTCACTAGGAATACCCTGATCCTTCATGAAGGTGGTAAGGGGATCTTTGTTATCTCCTCTAACGGTTCTAACATAATAAGGTGAATGACGTGCATGGATTCCAGAGGCAGAGTCAACCAACTGTGAGACTGTACCTGATGGCTTGACACAAGTAATAGCTGCCGACTGTGGAATACCAAGGCGATCAGACCACTCAGCATTAGTAACAACAGCAACGTTACGTAAGTTCTCAAGGGTTTTCTCCAGTCCTTTATTCTTTGTAGTCATAAGAGGGTTATCCATTATACCAGTTAGACTTACACCTAAGAGTCTTTCTTCTTCTGTGTTTGTTGTCCAGACTTTTCTGAGGTATGGAAATTTTGTGTACGTGCTTTGGATCGTCCCAAGTATTGTGGCGAGTCTGACTTTTCTAGCCAGGTCATCCACCGTATCCGTGGCTCGTACCACAACTTCCGTAAGATTGCAGAACTGATACGGTCTAAGAATAATCTCACTACAAGGATTAGTTCCGAAGTCAAAGTCAGAATCACGTCTGCCATTCTTTGCAGCTTGTCTCTTAGACGCCTCACGATTAAATATACCACGTTCACCACTCCCTGATTCTACTAGTGCCATCCACTCACGCATGAAGGACAGACTGTCTGGTTTCTCTGTGTATGCTACACTGTTATTAGCCAAGGCACGTTGGGGTTCGTTGTCCCACCAGTTACCTGATTTAGCATGACGCATACGATCATCTGATAGATTAGATAGAGAGATCATAGCGGATCTACGTACTCCACCTACAACTACTATCTCTCCTATCTTACACATTAGATCGTGACACTCTATTGAGGATAGCTTACGGCCCTCTGCTTCCCTGAACATCTTAACTGTAAAGTTAAATAGATCTACAAGAGGAGCAGGACCAGAGGCTCTACCACCGAATGTCTTTAACCTTGCACCTGCAGGTCTTACCCTGCTTACATCCCATAGTGGAATCTCACCTGCCCATAGGAGCACTAGTAATTGTCTGAACGCTTTAGCCCACCCCTCCTTGCTGTCCTTTACCACAATGGTAGTATCACTCTCGAAGAGTTTAGGAATTTCGGGAAGCTTGCTAATGAACTGTCTCTCGACACTGAAGCCAACACCAGTACCACAGAGGAGGATAAACATAGCCTCATCGAAGGACTTTGGGTCATCTACAGGTAAGTAACTACAGTTGTATCCTGCAGTGTTGTCTCTGTCTAAAGCTATACCTGCTGTCATCATAGCTCTCATGCTAGGCATGATCTCTAAGTTAAGTATAGCAAACATTATTTCATCTTTAGTATCTGTATCTACTTTGTCGCCTATAACATTATCTATGTAACGATCTACTGTTTCAGGCCAGGCTTCTCTGCCCTTGCCATCAAAGTATTTAGCGTACCTTGATGTGTGAATAAATGCTTGGTAGTCTGTTGGTAAGTAGTTGTTCATCTGTTGTCTCCTGATCCTTTTAGTGTTCCTCTTTTTTCCCTATCATCTAACTTAGCTACATTCTTTTCCATGACAATAGCTAAATTCTCTCCAAAATAGTTAGCTAGTGCAGTTACATAAAATAAAACGTCACCCAGTTCCTTAACTATTTCTTCTGAAGAAACCTTGTTTTTATCCCTGATTTTTTTCTTTATCTTTTCTGCTACTTCTCCTGCTTCTCCTATAAGACCAAGTGTGTTCTCTACAAGTCTATCATCACCTGATGTTATAATTTTCTTTTCAACCCAGTCTGTGTAGTCTGCAAGAACTGTACTATTCTCTGGTTTATTTAAATCAAATTGATCAAAGTATCCCATGTCTTCTAAGTCTTTACCTGTAATCATTTCTTTTCCTTTACTTCTATTTCAATCATTTCAACATCATCTATATCGTAGATGGTATCTGATACAACTTGTTCAAGTCCTATAGCAGCACCATTCTTATCTGAGGCTATAAAGTTAGCGTCAGGATCTAGCTTTAATAGCATTGTTATTTCAAACAACACAGGAACCTCCAAGTTATAATAATATATTTAATTCCGTCAAGATTATTCTTCAAGCCAATCATCAGGAATTAACTTATCAGCATATTTAAATCCATGACGTTTACACCAGTCACCGTAAGAAGACTTAGCACCCTTGTATAACTTGGCTCTGCTATTCTGAAACACAAACCTCAAGTCTAACTTAGGATATTGTTTCTTTATCTCTACGTGCTTACGTCTGTCATTAGATACAAAACGTCCTTTGGTTTCTATAACAATACCATTCTCTAGAATAAAGTCAGGTGTGTAGTGTCGAGTCCTAACATCTAACCACTCTATACGTTCTTTCTCGTAGGTAAAGTTGATACCTTTTTCTTTTAGATACTTAGCAGTATCATCCTCAAAACCAGAACGATACCCTGCCTTGAGTGCTGCTGCACTAAATCTTTTCTTGTTCTTTTTCATGTATCTCAAAGTGACAGTTAGAACAAACTAAAACACAGTTACGTATTTCTTCTTTTAAAGACTTACGAGAGTATCCAAACATATTACTTATTCCATTAACCTTGGGGCCAATATGATGAAAGTGTAAACCCATCAAAGATTTTTTGTAGCCGCACACAGAACATCCATAAATTCTTTTAACTCTTTTAACAAACTGTCTGTTTGAATCAGAGTTTCTTTTCTTTTGACTAGCCTTGTCAGCTAATTGTTTTCTCCAAGACTCTTTACTAGACCAGTGTTCATAAACCCTGGACTCTTCTCCAGTATCTTTATTTATCCGCACATAATAGTGTTTAAAAACAAAACCATCTTCTCTTACATCTCTTTGTCTAAAAGGTAAGTTAAGAGACTCTACTTCAGAAAGCCTAAGAACTCTCATAGTTCTGTTACGTTTCTTGTAGGACATAAAGTTTATTATAACCACTCAGGTTTTTCAATAACAGTGTAGTCACCCCAACCTGTACTGTAATCAGAATCCTTTTCTGCTTTTGCAATAACAGCTAAAGTTTTATGTAGTTGCTTCATACCCCAGTGCATAACTTCTGGACTCATCACATGTACGTGTGAAAGAAATGGTGCAGTTTTTTCACAGGCAATAAAAGAAAAATTATCTACATCATAACCTGCAAGTTTACATGTGTAAACATAATGAGCACCTTGTAAAAGGTATCCATACTTCAAGCACTCTTTTAAGAAACCTTTTGGACTAGCATCTTGTGTTGTCTTTACATCGTAGACTGTACCTTCTTTTTCTATCAGCAAGTCTGGTCTAGTTTTTAAAGTTAATCCTGAGATAGGATCTTCTGCAAAGATACTGATCTCGTTTAATCTATCAGGGTGATTTAAGTACGATGCACATAAAGGATTGTTTAGAGCACCCCTGGTTATACAGTTGGCTACGTTAAACTCTACCTCAGTGAGCAGGATCTGATCCTCCCCAAGGTTGGCTTGCATCTCTTTAAATATTGCACTGGATTTAGTCTTTGGTCCTTTGACTACCAGGTTACGTTCTTTCTCTAACAAGTTGGCATGTACTGCACTACCCATAGCAAAGGCTGCATTATTAGAGTTACGCTTCTCACCCTTCCAATGTGCTAGTGATTTCTTATATACAGCTTTAACTGCACTGGAAGATATACCATCTCTAGAGTGATACTCTTCGTTAGACATATCTGTTATGATTTCTTTTTTGTAGTCCATGTATCTCTCTCTATTATAAAGTAGCCCCCACCTAAAAATGAACAAAAAAGATGGGGGCTTATTCTTCTAGGGTAAAAGGAACAAAACCTAGAAGGGTACTGAGTCCTGTGGTTCCTGGGAGGAGGAAGACTTACCACCAGAACTCTTGGAATGATCCTGAAACATTGAAGAAGGGGTTTGAGAGGA